AATCTTTGCCTTCAAAAGGTTCTCGCCAATGCTCTAATTCACAACCTGAATAAATTAACATATCCCCTGGTTTAAGTTCTACTTTTATACCAGCTTGACCTGTCTTTCCTGTTGGGTCTAAATATATGGGCCATGACTCACCACCTAGGTTTAACGTAGTAGATACTTCACATGAATATCTATCTTTATGTCTAGCTAGGATATCTCCTTTTTTATAAATTCTTGCATAGGAATAAGTAGGATATAGCTTTAGTCCAGTTTCAGATTCCATCTTAGGGTTTAATTTACCCAATAAAGTTTCCATAACCATATCACTATAGTGTGAATAAGTGTTTGGAACTTGTTCGTCATTCCATACACCATACTCAGTGTTAAATGGTGATAGATATTTTTGATCAAATAAAAATCTTGCCGTTGTTCTTTTATGTAAAAAGTAATTATAAACAAAACTTGCTAACTCGGGTGAGATAGCTTGTTTTAACACTATATATTTATTTTTTTTGAATGACATTTAATGCTCCTTTCGAGATTGCTTGGCAGTTCCAATGAATAAATCTAAACGGTTCTATACCTAGATCCACCCCATATTGATGAGGCATGTAGGACGGAAAGAATATCATTCTACCAGGTTGGACTTTGTAATGCACAGCTGAACTGGCATGAGTTATTTTTGTTTTATCTAATTCAGGTAAAAGATTCATAAGATTACCTGGTCTTGGATCTTCAAACAAAGGCATAGATGTTTTATCACTAGCTTTTAAAAAATAAAAACCAGAGATATGACCATTCCAATGTGTATGTAATGTATGATGACCACCTCCACTTTTAGCAAATTCTTGTACCCACATTTCTGTAGTAAATAATTGATGACCACGCATATCAAAACCCATCTCAAGTAATAAATTATAAGATGTTGCACCTATATAATCTGTTAAAATTTTAAATTTAGGATCTCCAATTAAAGTTGTAGAATGATAAACACTACCGAGATCACCTGTAGTTTTATTTGTCTTGTTTCGTTTGTCTATGTCAGGTTGCATAGTTTTTTTAGCTGCATCAATATAAGACTCAGATGCTTTGTTTATATCATCAACAAATTCTGGTGCATCACCAAACCATATAGGACATTTAAAATAATCCTCTCTATTTAATTGTTGAGGGTATTTTGGTTTCTTAATTCTTTTCTTTTTCATATCTTTCCTATTTAAATGGCCATCCGAGATTCCAGATTACTAGACTATGTCTAACACCACGTTTAACCGGTTTTACTCTATGCCATACATCAGAAGGAAATACAACTAAAGAACCTTTAGATTTTATTTCTTTTAATATATGAGTGTTTGCTTTTTTACCTGGATCCATGTTTCTACAATCAAATTCTAGTTCACCACCACTATAATCTTTACCATCAGATAAAGATAACGTTACAGATAATTTTCTTTGTTTACCATGACTTGGTGTGTTGGGTTGATTGTAAGGTCTATCCCAACTATCACAATGCCAATCATAATACTGGCCTTTTTTATATTTTGTAAATTGACAGTGTTCACTATAGTCCCAGTGAAAATTCCAATTAGCATCTTTATTGGCTTGATGAATATAAGGGTGAATTGCATTATAAATCCAACGTTCATCTAACCAAATTATATCGGAGTCTCTTTTCTTTTTTAAATCCTGTACTTCTTTTGTATTTAATTTTTTATGACCAAGTCCACCGGTGACTGCCATTTGATCTTGTAAAGATTTTGCATACTTAACAATGTCATCACAAACATGATGAGGTATGGCATCTTTAAACCAGTAGTAATAATTTTGTAATTGCATATGTCTTTATAAAAAGACTATAAAATAATTTTATGAAACTGTCAAGGTTCCTGTAACTGTGAACGTAGCTAGTTTGTCACCGCCTGGGTGTGTTGTTGAAGTATTAGTTCCCGGAGTAACCGCTAATGTATATGAAGAAGGTGTTCTAACAATTACTATACCTGATCCACCTAATCCACCTGCAGGGACACAAGGAGTTGCATTTCCACCAGAACCACCACCTCCACCAGTATTAACTGTACCAGCTCCACCTGGAGGAGAATTACCTACAGTGTTTCCTGCTCCACCACCACCTGCTCCACCAGTACCAGCAGTTGAGTTTTGTCCACCACCTCCACCACCACCAGCGTATGTAGTAGCGGGACCTAAAATATCATTAGGAGCACCATCTCCACCATTTCCACCAGGAGAAGGCCATGCTCCAGCACTTGCTCCAACAGCAGTTGCTCCACCACCTCCACCACCAGAACCATCACTTGTACCACCACCTGCAAATCCTTCAACAGGACTAAACCCACCAACATTTCCTGCGCCAGCAGTACCAGCTTCTCCAGCTCCACCACCAGAACCACCTGCGGCACCAACTTTTCTAGTAGGACCACCAGTAGTACCAGCTGCACCACCACCACTAGCTGTTATTGATCCGACACTTGAATTTGTTCCATTTGCTGCATTAGATGATGCACAAGTTGGACTTGCTAATGCACCGGCTCCACCAGCCCCAACTGTAACTACGTTTGCAGCGCCTCCAATTAAACTTATTGAACTTCCTTGTAAAGGAGCAGGACCAAAACCAGAAGCTCTATAACCTCCAGCACCAGCTCCACCACCTTGTCCATAACCTCCACCGCCGCCACCACCGACTACTAAATAATTTATACCACTTATGAGAACACTACTATCTGGCCATGATCCTTGTGATACTGCTGCCATTTGTGATTGTAATGACCACACACCACTTGCTTTGTTTGGTTCTTTTACAATAACTACACCTGATCCACCGTTACCACCATTATTTCCTGGTCCAACGGATCCTGTTCCACTACCTCCACCACCAGTATTAACAGTTCCTGGTCCACCTGCTCTTGAAGCAGTTCCACCACCACCATTACCACCAGCACCAAAAGTTCCAGAGAATGCTCCACCACCTCCGCCACCACCATAAAAAACTGGGCTACCTGTAATTGAATTTGATACACCTACACCACCTGCTCCACCTACACCTGTAGGAAAAGGAGTTGATGTGGGACTTTGATCAGTACCAACAGCTCCAGCTCCACCGCCACCTGATCCGGCAGAAGCAGACGCACCTGGCACAATACCACCACCAGCATTACCTTCCGGAGGAGTATATCCTCCAGCATTACCTGTTCCAGCTGTTTGATTATAAGCACTGTCTCCTGTGCCACCACCAGAACCTCCAGGACTTGGAGAACTAGAACAAGCAGCACTACGGCCACCACCTGTACTTGATATTGTTGAAAAATTAGAATTAGAACCACTGGTTCCAGCTGAACCAAGACCGGCTCCTCTAGCTCCACCAGCTCCTACGGTAATTGGAAAAGATGTACCACCTGCAACTGTAAAATTAGAACAAGACCTAACACCACCCGCACCTGCTCCACCTGTACCATTATCTCCTGCTCCTGCTCCACCACCTCCACCAGCGACTACTAAATATTCTACAAATTTAGTTCCCGGTTGAGTTGTAAGTGTTGTCGATCCACTAGTTGCAGTTGTAAGGGTATTTCTACCAAAAGAAGTATTATTAGTTACTCCTAGTATTCCGCCGTTACCTGAGCTGTTTGAAGGGCTCGCCATATCTTGTGTCTCCTTATGCGGATACCCAAGCTAGTGCTGATGCATCCCAATTAAAATTATTTTGTGGATCTTCGTGATCTTGTGCTGTCCATTGTTGACCTGCTTCATCCCAAGAAACCATATAAGATCTTTCTGGATCACCATATTTTGTAATTGTTGGATAAGTTACAGGACACTGCCAATCATCATTAGCATCTAATGCCCATGAAGCATAAGGTTGTGGACTTATAAATTTATTTTTTGCAGCGTCATAAGTATAACCTATACCTGCATATTGTTTTCTAAAATTGTGATTATAAGAAGTTTGTTTCCAAGTACCACTTTTAAAAAAGTTAGTACACCATGTTTCACCATCTATGTGTTCGTCCGCTGGTACGCAATCATTGCCTACAACGACTACTCTTAGGACTACGTTATTGTTATCTAGTTCTGCGAAATGTGCCATAGCTAGTTACCTTCCTACGCGTCGTCTAATACTTCGTATGAAATAAATAAATCTAGATCACTCGCTGCACTAGCTCCACCTTTTAATATATCACCCTCCATTAAATAGATAGGTGTGTCTGATAATACTAACGTTGCGTCAGCGGGAACCGAAACTGTTTTTGCTAAATATACTGTTGCACTAGCTCCTGTTGGTGTAATCCCATCTGCACCTGCAGTTGTTAAACCGTCAACAAATAATGAAACATCTGCTGCTGAAGAACCATCAACATTAGCTACTGTGATTCTGTTTATTTTTACAATTTTTTCTGCAGCAACTGTCATTAAAGTTGTTGTCGCTGTAGCTGATAGGTTCCAACCTAAGTTACCACCTAAAATATTTGTTACTGCTACTATATTTGGATTCGCCATAATTTATTTCCTATGTTTGTTTTTTACCCGAAAATCATTGCCATTGCAATAGCTTTTCCTGTTGTTATTCCAAAAGTTGATGTTGCTACCCACTGTGTGTTTCCAGAGCCATCTGTTGTAGTTAAAGCAAAATTTGCTGATCCTGCTACGGCTGTTGGTAATGTTATAGTGTAAGAAGCTGCAACAGTTGCTGGAGCATCAATTCCTACATACTCTGTACCTGTATTATCTCCTAATCTTAAATCACCTTCTGCATCAATTAAAAGATTTGCATCATCCCACGTTAAATTTGCTGAAGCTCCAAAAGCACCGCTATTATTAAATTGAACTTGTGTATCTGATCCTGCTGGAGTTGCTACAGTATCTATTTCAATTTCATAAACACCTGTGTTAGTTGCAACACCATCTATATATATAACTTTCCAACCTTTATTACCCGTTGCAAAAGTCACTGTTGCTCCTGAACCTGATACAGCTTTTAACTGTACTGTGTATGAACCTGATGTGCTGTTTTTAATAAAATAAAAAGTTTCTGTAAGAAGAGGAAATGTTACAATTTTGTTTCCTGTAATTGCTTGAGGTGAAACTGCACCAAGAATAATAACTCTGTTTTGAGCAGCACCTGTTAATCCACCATCTTCTATAGCTAATGCTGTAGTGTTAGCTCCAGAACCCGCTGTATTTAAAGTTTGTATTTTAAATCCACCCAGTAATTGTTCTGCAAGGTTTAAGTTAGCGTTAGTTTTTGTTCCCCAAGTACCAGCATTTTCGCCGGTTGCCATTAGCTCTAC